TTGCGTAATTTGCTCATTTCTTCTGATAAGCCTACAATGTGTCCGCCGAACTCATCATGCGGTTTGCCGCCTTCTGCTACGTGACGTGCCATTGCTCTTGCACCACTTAGGTGTTTGAACGGATATATAAAACGTTCGCCTTCTGCGCTTTCAATATAAATTTTGCCAATGCTGCGTGTACGCCCTGCTGCACTTTCTTGATTAACACCTTCTGTGTGCTTAATTACAATACGTGCTTCACCTATCTTTTGATAGCTAATTCTACTAGTACCATATAATTTTGATTCGTTCATGTTCTCGTCCTCAGGGGTTTTCGCTAAGAATTTATAATCTCTTTTATTTAAATTTGACTTTGTAATGTCTCTTACACTATATTCCATCATTCTTTTTTTACTGAATATACGCAGTTCTTTTAGGAAGTCATACCAATTACGTTGTGTTGTATCGTCTTGATCTTCCATAAAGTCTTTACTGTATATAACAGTTAAGCCTTCATCTTCGTCTATAGCAACACTTACTTTGCCAAGTCCGTTATAATCAAAATCAAAAAAACGTGCCATTTCTGGCTCATTGGTAACTGATCCTTCTTTGTTACCTATAGTAACTTCTGGAAACCTTCCTCTAATCTTATTAAAAAGGTCTTCACCTATTTTGTCAAATTCTTGCATAATGTATTTATCTACCTAGTTAAAAGTTACTACTTATAAAGATGGGCATAGGTGCTTCGTAATCTTCTATGTCTTCAGCTTGTGTAAAGGTACTATATATTCTTGGATCCCAGTCTTTGAGTACAGCCATCATTCTTAGTGCAAGTAGTGTAGCACTAACTAAGTCATCACTACCGCCGGACTTTGCTTGGAAACTACTACCTGTTGCAACAAACGCTTTAAGCTCACTAATAAGTGTCTTGCTCCTAACCTTCATCTTATCGTTTTCAACCATAGTTTTAAGTCTACTACACGCTGTAATCTTAGTACCATGAGTAGTGTTAAATCCCTTGCGGAACTTTCTTACGTGTCCCTTACGCATAGGCTCACTTACAAATAGTCCAGGAATATTTTCTTCACCAAAGTCGTTAATAACAAGTAAGCATGCTTCACCAATGCCATTGTTTTCAACACTCCAATATATGCCGTTGGCATTGTTAGTTTCTTGTTGTAAGTATTTGCATATGTCAGCAAGTACTCTTATTTGTCCAGGGATAGCTGTTGTGTTATGTTGCCACTCTGCTACTTGTTCGTAACTAGGCAGTTCAAACACTTGTATAGCTGCGTTGTCGCCACCTGTACCCATACTAGGGTCAAGTGCTACTGCATACGTATATTGCGCTGTAGGCTTCTTATACCAGCGTGTTTGGCCCATGTTAAGCATAGGTGTCACGCCTTCCATTGTAGCAAGTTTTAAACTATTAATTAATGTTTCGTCAAATACAAGGAATTCACACCCATATTCACGTCGGAACTTCTCTTCACCAATACGTCCAACTTCTTCTACTTTCCATGCTTCATCACGATCTGGATGTTCACTCCAATGTGATATAAAACTGTGGAAACCGTTTGATCCTAGCTCTTGTTCATTACCGTGTTCGTCAAACTTATTTTCTGCTTGTTTCCAAATGGTTGCAAAAGTATCTTCGTCCGAGTTAGGTGTACTTGTAATAATAGCACGACCACCTGTTGCTAGTGTAGGAGATATTGAAGTCCAAAACTCTTCAGCAATATTAGGTTGTACAAATGCAAACTCATCACAGTATAGCAATGATATACTCATACCACGTCCTGTGTTGCCTGTTGTTGTTTGTGCTACAATACGTGAACCATTTTCAAATTCAATTGATTGTTTGTTGTAACTTACAACACCTGCACGTATATGATCAGGGCAACTTTCATACACAAAGCGTATACGTGACATAATTTCTTGTGCGCCTGTATATTTGTGTGCGGCAACTAGAATAGTTTGATCTGGTTTAAACATTGCATACCATGCTAGATAGATACTAGCACATGTAGTTTTTCCTGTTTGTCTAGGCATCATGTTAATGTTAAAGCGATAGCTATGATAACTATACATTAATCCTAACTGATACTCGTAAGGATCGTACAACAGTTTACCCTTTACAGGATGCTGAATGTAAGCAAACTTTTTAGCAAAATATAAGTATCCGTCTTCAGGATCCATACAGGCTACTAAGTCTTCAACTTGCTCGTTGGTATATGTTTCTTGTCTGTTTGCCTTCTTAATTAAGACGCCGTCTAATGATGCTGCCATATTAGTACTTATCCTATTATATTGTCGTAATATCCAATGTCGAATCTAAGATCAAATAGCTTGCGTCTGTCTTGTTGGATTAGAATATGTGTAGGTGCAGCATGTTTGCCGTATCTAGGTTCGCTCCAGAGCCACTCGTATTGCAAACTAGTATCTAACTTACTACAAAGTTTCTTTAAACGCCTACGATTATAGTTGGGTACAATGTAAACAATGGCTTGATTATTTTCTAAGTGTTCCCACTCTCCGCGCCATTTTGTAACTTTAATTTCGCCCTTTTTCCATGCTGCTGCACTCCAAGGACATACGGGCTTTATACTATCGAAGTATGCTTCCCAATTAATATCGTCTTTTACCATATAACTATTTACTCAAGCAAATAGGTCCCTAAGGACCTATCTGGTTGGTGTATCTAATTATTAAGACTTACTATTTGCCACGTCCACGACCAGCCATTACCTTGGTCTTCTTACCGCGTCCACGACCAGCATTTAATTTGCCACGGCCTTCAGCAGTCATTTCTTCTTTTTTCAAAAATGCTGGCTTGTCATCTTTAGTGCCTTTTTTACCATCTTTGCCTGCATCCATTGGCATTTTGCCTGATTTGGATTTACCTTTAGCAGGTGCTTTACCTTTGCCTTTTTTAGCTTGGTATGCTTTTAGTCCTGCTGGTACTTCACCTTCAGACATTTTCTTTTCAGTTAATGCTGCGTACAATGCTGCTTTAATGTTTTCAATTGCCATTGGGTTGTCACCGTCTGCGGTAGCAGGATATGCTTTCTTTTTGCGGTTTAAATCGTTACCATCTGGAATAGCATCACTCATGTCGCCGTATTGTGCGTTTGGCTCAGTAGTAGCATTGCTAAATCCGCCGTCATCAGCTTCAGTTTCCATTCCTTCTGGAGCAGATACCCCTGAAAGAGATGCTATTCTTGCAAGCTCATTTTGGCTGTCCATGTCTTTGCCTTTAACTTTAATAGTGTAAGTACCTTCACCAGACATATCTTCAGTTTCGGCTTCTTCGTCACCCATGTCCATGTCAGCTGCTAAATCTTCGTATTTGTCAATATCGCCTGTGACACCTGCCATACCAGTATTGTCGCACTCGTCGCAGCCTTCGCCTTCGCATGCTGGACACGGATCATCTTCTAATCCACCTTCTAATTCCATCTCACTAGCATATGATTCGTCTTCGCCGCCGTCTAAATCCATAATAGCAGGAAGTTTCATTTTGTCATCATCATCATCATGATCATGTGCTGGCTCGCCCATAATACCTGACAACCGTTCCATATCCATACGTGGTGACATCATTTTGTCTGCTGCTGGACCGGCATCGCCTAGTCCTGCGTTTTTCATCATATCTAACAAATCAGCTACATGTTCTTTGCCGCTTGCATTCATTGATACGTTTACTGTTACTGGATTACCTTTGTCTATTTCCGGAGCTGGTGGAGACATTGGTGGAGCCATTCCCATGGGTCCTTCGGCCATTCCACATTCTTCGATGTGATCCATTGATTCAATTAGTTTCTTCATATTCATAATTTCAGCCTCCTACAACTGCTTTAGTATTTTCATCATCAGTAATGTCTGATGACTCTCCAACTGGAGCGCCTTCTGCACCACTGTGCTTATCTTCTTTTTGAGCAGTTTCAAGTTCTTTTAAAAGGCTCATTACACGGCTACCTGCAACATTGTCCTGTGCGCTTTCACCACCCATATCTTCTGTTTCTAATTTTGATACATATGGAGCATCATCTTTCATTGCCTGATACTCTTCTCTCGGATCATTTGCATTACGCACAATAATGTATGCCTGATCAATACCACAACATTTACCTACATATTCTTGCAATACTTGTGTAGTTGTTGGATATTCTAGTTCCGTTTCAAAATATGTAATTTCCATATTTTGCAACTGTGGAAAGTCTAGTGGGCGTTCTTGGATTGGTGTTTTTTTGCCCGATGACATTTGAACTACATTAAACTTTTTAAGTATAGTTTCCATGTTATCTGCAAAGCCCTCAGGTAAAGGACCGGCGACACCTATTTTAAATTCATAAGTCTTTTTAGACTCTGTTAGTACTGTTGTAAATGATCTCATTGCGCAATGATCCTCGTTCTATATGTATTATTTATCTTTATCTAGTCCTTTGAGCTTCTCTAAAAGGCTATTTCTATCTGTTACAACATATCCTGCACCATTAACAATGTCTCCATCGCTTGGTCCAGCACTATCGTTGTCCATCTTTTGCTTTTTAAGTTGTAGCTCAACTACTTTTAATTTGTTATTAAGTTTAGCTACTTTAGCATCTAACCCAGTTTTAAGTAATCCGCCAGCGGTTTCAAATACTCTGCCACTATACCGACTTTCTACATTCATACCTAAATCCATTAGGTCATCATATGCTTGTAGTGCTTTGTCAGCAATTTCGTTAAGCTCGTCATCTGCCATTTTACCTAAGCCTTTTATAGCCGGTAATGCTTTAGCAATTTTGTCAAACTCTTCAATATCACGGAATGTTTCTTGAACGTTAGCGATTTCGTACTTTTCTTGTGCTATTTGCTGGTTTTCTGCTTGTTCTATAATTTCTTTTGAATCAGGCAAATTTAGTAGGTCTTCTAATTTTTTAGTCATTTAAACTTTCCATTATATGCTACTATTATTTATCTTTTCCTTCCTTGATGGAATATATCATCTTCAGTAACAATACGGAATAGTATTCCTTTTTGTTTACACCATGCCCTTGCAGCTTCCCACTTAGCTTGATTTACAATCCAATGTGCTTGGTTGTGCTTGCTTTTACCTAAGCGTTCTTTAATTGCTTGATTAGCTGGTTTAACTTCAATTAGTTCTACACGTTTCTTAGCGCCTTTATCTGCATACGAAATAAAGAAGTCAGGTACATATACAGTTTGTTTACCTGTTAACGGATTTCGATATGGTATACGAATAGCTTCACTTGCCCATTGCTCTATTGCAGGGTGCTCGTCACAAAATTTCATAAAGGTAAATTCCCAACCAGAACGGTATGTAGGAGATTTATTACCTATATATTTCTGGGGGTTTTTAGCATTAAACTTACCTTGAGCAAAACGGCCCATATCATATTACTACGTTGCGTTGATCAAATAAATCAGATTTAGTTACTTCGTCTCTAAAACCTAGTACACTAGTCTTTTCTCTATTGAAGTTTAGTATTTGTGCAACAATAAGACTTAATTGTACTTCATCAACACCTTTAAGCGTATCGAGTAATTGTTGTACATTTAGCTCATCAATTTTAGCTTGTTGTAATAATACACTTGCTGTATTAATTGCAGCAGTTTTTTCAAAACCTCTTTTAAGGAAATAGCCGATAACTGCGTCAACTTCGCTTGGATTATAACTAATTTCTAAATTATAAAAGTTATTAAAAAATTCTGTAGTTGCTTCTTTATTTTGCATAATTAAGTTCCAAATCCTAAATTAGTTAGCGCATTTGATGCAAGTTGTGTCAACTTCTGATCTCCATTTGCAATCTTATTTGTTACTTGTGCTGTATATGATGCCTGTTGTGAAGTAGTTGCACTATTAAATTCATTAATACCTACGTTAGGTATTGCTCCACTATTAAGAAGTGAAGGTAATACTTGACTAGCTATAGAAGGCTGCAATAACAGTCCATTAATGACATTTGCTGACATCATCCTACTATTATTTGATGATGACGTAGAAGCAGTTTTTGCATTTTGTGGATCAGGTACTGGTAGTTTATTTTGTGATAGAACATTACCAACAATACCGCCAATTATCCCTATGCCTAAATCTTTTACAATATTACTGCTTCGCGTATTATTTCCAAATGCTTTACCTAATAGTGCTGATGTACCTAAACCAATTAATGCTGGAAGTAGTCCTTTAGCACCACCACCTGGTATCATTGCATCATCTAAGTATCCTAACGGACTTGGAGTTACATCATACCCAACTGATTGATCTGCAAATCCAGCTGGGGTGTTTCCTGCAACAGATCCACTAGTGTATTGTACAGCTTCATATGCAACCGACATTGTATTTTCATTAAAGTCTGTTCCAGAACTTTCAACACTACCGTGGTCCCATGCAGACAAGAGCGGATTAACTAACGTATATGCTACCCAGTCTCTACGTGCTAATTGATAAATTGTAATGCTTTTAAAGAAAGGTTTTATTTTATCATTATTAAGTCCGTAGTTTGGAACTTTAGCCATATACTTGTCGCGTTGACCATAATCTTCAGTTACGCCGCCATTTGTTTTATTACCGTCTGCAAAATAGTATCTATAATATTCTTCTAATAATGCTCTTGTAACACCAGTGTTATCATCATGAAATGTAATTCTACAGTCTTGATAATCAAGTCTAGTTTGTACATTTTTCTTACGATTATATTGTTGTTTGTTTTCTACACTTGCTCTAAAACTTGGCAAGTCTGCACTTTTAACAAGTATACCTAATTCTTTTTGGAATCTAAAAACATTTGAATTTGCACTATTACCAACTTCATCGTTAGGATCAAACCTAACGTGGTACATATATTTTGTTTTAGGTGCAAAGGCAAAATTGTTTTGTGTATAGATTTGGTTAGCATGACGTGCGTCACGCATACTAGTGTCGGATTTTAGATTGAATAGGAATGCATCTTTTAAACTCATACTAATATTTATCCTTATGAATTTTCTGCGTATATAAAGAAAAGCGAAGATTGAATCAACAATCCTCGCCTTCTATATAAAGTACCAACCTTAACTAAGCGTATTAGCCAGTAACAGTTGTTCCGCCAACAGCTGAGTTTACAGCTCTTGTAACTGCTTCGCCAATGCCTTCGAACGACTCGTCTGATCCAAATTGGATAGCGTTATCATAACGAATACTTAATGTAGTCGTTACTGCTTCGTTAGTCGCGTATGCTAGTGAATTATAGTTTGCTGATTCTAAATAACAACCAACTAATTGGAAGCGGTCAATTACGTTTGCTCCATTAGCGCCGTTGCCACCATCTAGAATTTCAATTCTAGTTTGGAATTTGTAAGAACCACTTGACACTGCACTTGACTGTTCAAAGAAATCGAACTGCTTTTGTAGCTGCTGTCCAACAACTTTTTGTACGTTGTTGTTTGCATCTTCGCGTAGTGTTAATGTAATTGGTTCCCATGTGTGCTTACCTGCAAGATATGTTCTGCTGTTGTAAGCTTCAATTGTCATTTGTTCAAAACTAATGTTTGGACGAGTTACGTCTACTACCTGTCTTGAAACTTCTCTTGTACCATCTGGACCACCAGTAGTACCAAAACTATCTAGTAATACTCTAAAGCGATACTGTAACTTAGGCATCAATAATGACGAGTTAGATCCAGCACCTTCGGTAGGTACACTAATATTTTGTAATGTTGTAATTGGCATTTATATTCTCCTATACAGTATTTATGCTTAAATGAGTGAGGAGCTTTCCTCACTCATTATATGCGCATATTAACCTAGTGCTGCAATTTCGCCTGTGTTCTTAATTCTTAATGGAATGTAAATAAACTCAATAGCTTTTACTGGCTCAATAGCAATGTCTAAGTATAGTTCATTACGATCAATTCTTGCCGGTGTGTTATTGGATTCATCACATACTACTAAGAAGTCATACAATGCACGTAACGCTACTAATTCTAGTAACAATGCATCTGCTGCTGCCTTAACTTGATCTCTTGTGATCTTGTCGTTTGGCTCAAACAAGTATGGTTTAGCTAACAACTCTAGCTGTCCACGTAAGTATACAGTTAGACGTGCTACGTTAACACGATCCAATGCACTTGCGTTTCTTGCACGAGTCTTTTGTCCAAATACTACAAGTCCTGCACCACTAATGAATGTGATTGGATTAATTGCATTTGAATAAAGTGTATCACGCTGTCCAGTGTTTAATGCTACTGACTTAAATTCGCCTTCGCTATTAATAAAACCTGAACTTGTAGCATTACTTACACCACCACGTCGTGTTCCTGCTGGAGCAAACCAGGGGAAAGCAACTTGGTCGTTTAGTATGATAGTACGTAGTGCCATATGACTTGCTGGAACAACAATGTTATTTCCTGCGTTATCACTTGTAAAGCCTGAACCATAATACATAGCCATGTACTCGTCGTAGCTAACTGCGCCATTGTCGTTATCTTCTAGTGCTAGTTTAACGTTAGTTGCCCATTCATTTAATGAAGTTGCATCTGGTGTTAAACGGAATGGTGTATCACCAACAACAAACCCAGTTAAGCGTCTGTCATAGTTTAGTGTGATCATTTCACCAATTAGCTCTGGATAACCTGGAGCAGCCATTAAGTTAAACTGACGACTTTCTTCGTCACGTATATCTTGGTTGCTGTTAACTAGTGCCTGTAGTGCTTGTACAACACTCTTACGCTGTGCATGACGTCCAAAGCTACCTGCACCATCTTCTTGGTTACCTGAATCAGTAACCCAACGATGTGGGTAGTAAGATGCCATTGAAGCTCCTGCATCAACTCCGCCTTGACGAACGTTTTTAGCAGTTGTATCTACGTAAGTGCGCTCAAAACGCTTAACGTTAAAGCCACTTTTGCGTAAGTTCCATAACAACATACCTTTTGGATATAGTGCTGGATCTGGTGCATCTGTGTCTTTAAATGAACTAATTAGTAGTTCTGCAATAGTTGCACTTGGTGCGTCTGTTGCTGTTCCGCCTGTGTCACCTTCACGTGCATCTGCAAATAGTACACCATTTTCTGTAGTTTGGTCTGCTTTATCTAGCAGTACCCAAGCCGGTGTTGTTAATGCTGTATTCCATCTGTAAATTGCTGGATAGTTTTCAACACTTGCTGTACTAATCCAAATATCACCATTTACTAGTGCAGTTGTATCTGACTGTGTAGTTGGTGCTGTTGCTGCAACTTGTGGACCTGCTGGTGATGTTCCAACATATGGACTAACAAGTGTGTCTAATCCTGTTCTAGCAGCATTACTAGGATCATAGTTTAATCCAACCCAGTCATCGCCATTGTGTACTAAGATGTCAACTTCGTCAGTTACTGAACTGTACCATAATTGCTTGCTTGTTGCTAGACTTAATGGAACTGTTCCTGATGCTGTATATACTAGTGGCTTCCAGTTTGAAGCTACTAAACCAGTTGCATTTGGTCCAACATACAAGTTAGATGTTGTTGCTGCTGCAAAACCAAATCCTGCTAGACCATCATCTGTATCAACAAACTTAATTTCGCCGCCTAGTTTATGCTGAATTACAACTCTATTTTGCGAATCAACTAATGCTACAACATTAGTTAATGCTTGAGCATTAATTCCTGCTGCTAGTAATTCTGCGTCAGTGCTTGCACCTGTTGTAGCAACACTTATTGTTGCTGCTGATGTCATTGTTGCTGTATTAGCTTTTGATTCACTAATTGTAAATGTGTAAGTTGCTGCTGCAACTCCACTTGCTCCAATTACTGCTCCAGTTACGCTAGTTGCGCCTGCTACTGCTCTTGAATAAACTTTGTAGTTTCCAATTGGGTTAGCAAGCTCGTCTACATTAGCTTTTGCATATAATGCGCCGACTAATAAGTTTGTACCGTTACCTGTTTTATCAAGTCCAAAAAGTGCGCCTTCTGGGCTAGTATAAAGCGGTGCTGTTACACTTGACCATAGCTGGGTAGCTGTGTTATACTTTTTAATACTTAATTTAGCTCCACCATTTGGTGTAGTTGTTTTAATCCAAATACTTCCGCTTGGTGCAGGAACTGTGTCGCTTGATTTATATGTAGGAACTGCTGTGTGTGCTGCTGCTTCTAATCTAGGTGAGCTATATGTGCCTGCTGTTATACCTAAGTCTGCTAACAGTGTGCCGGTTCCAGCTGCAAGTGCAATGTTACCGTCTGCTGTGCCTGCGCCTGCGCCGTCTGAATCAGATAAGCTATTTCCAAACAACTCTATTGAACCGTTAACTAGTGCTGCTGTTACGCCTGCAATACCTGCTGCATTAATAATTGCAACATAATCAGCAATTGTTGTACCAGCTGCTAATACTACGTTAGTAGTATTAATAGTAATTGAATCACTTGCAGTTAGTGCTGGATTTGTTGTTGTGCCGCGTGTTGCTGCCCAACTTGCTTTCCAAGTATCGCCGCCTGCTTCAACCCATGTACCTACGTTTGCTAATCTTTGAGCAGTTGTACCGTAACCTGGTGTTTTGTAGTACAAACGGTTCATTGTGTCGTTAGCGTCAATAGCATATTCGCCAATTGCACCAATTGATGCTTTTGGTATATTGTTTTTTGCATTGTTAACTAAGTCAGTTACTACTGTAAGTACTCTAGGTTTCTGTGCAGTAAATGATTGTCCGCCGGCAACGTTAATAGTTGCGCCATTCCACTGTAAGATGCCGTAGTTGCTAGTTGATGTATCAAACCAATAAGCACCATTAGCTGGCTCTCCGCCTGGTGCTGTTGCACTTGCAGTTAGTTGTGATGTATCTAAATCAGCACGTACAACATATGCACGATTCGAAACGCCTAATACTGAATATGCTGTATTAAGACCATATTCATTAAGCTCTCCGCCGTGGATCATATTGCCATTGCTGTCGCTGTAAAATAATGCATCGCCAAATGTTTCACCAAGCTCTCGCTGACTAGTGATTAAATATGGTTTGCCTGCATTTGCTTTTGTTGTACCTGCTGCTGTTCCTGTGCCGCTACTTTTAGTTTTATTACTAGCTGTAGCAACAAAGATCATAGGTACCGTACCAGCTGCCGCTGGGGTGTAGAATGATTCGTCGATTACATTGACTTCTACGCCTGGTGATACTAATGCCATGTTGTTTCTCCTGTTGGATGGTAGTGTACTTCTTCTATACAGTATTTATTACTTTCGGAATAAAACACCTATCGAATACTACCAAAAAAGGCACCGAAAAGGTGAGCTAAATACAATATGAGACCTTTATGCATATGCGGGCAGCGTCCTGCAGCAATAAACTACAGAAAGCTGGGCAAAACTTATTATAGAAAGAAGTGTGAACGTTGTTTACGTAATGGAGTAAGTCACGGAGTTCCATTATGGAAACAACGTGGTTACGAAAAAAAGAATGTCTGTGAAAAGTGTGGGTTTAAATCAAATCACCTAGAACAGTTTAATGTATTTCATATAGATGGAGATCTACAAAACTGTAGGCCAAACAACTTAAAAACTATATGTGCTAACTGTCAACGTATAACTCAAAAAGAAGGTATACGCTGGAAACAAGGTGACTTACGCCCTGACTTCTAAGTAGTCCATTAATTGATCTAGATTAAATTTTAAATCTTCTAATGTACCGTTGTTATCAATTGTAAAGTCTGACATCCATTGTTCCAAACTCATTGAGTCGGTAGATTCAGCTTCTAGATGTATACTGCGATCAACCCAAATACAGTAATCAAATACACCAGTGTTTTGCATTGCAAAGAATTCACGTTTGTTGCGTAGCCCACAATAGATATCGTAAGCTTCAAACATCTCTCTGCCTAGAGTCGCTGCATCAGGAACATTATAATCACAAATAGCATTATACCATTCTGCTCTGTGATTATGCCTGTCAGCATAACACTCTTCCTCATTAGCATATCCATACTTGTCCTTTAGATCATTGTATATAAATTGCAGGCTGCAAAACTTTGAACTACTTTCAAATGTGTATCCGTAATGATCACGTAGTATCTCACATACAGTATCTTTACCATGTCGTCCATGACCTATTACTAATAACTTGGGTTTGTTCATCTGAATCTCCTAATGTTTAAATACATTATACATTAAAAATTATGCGATGTCAACCGTTAATCGTTGTGTCCGCCAAGAACAGCAACAGTTGCCATTTCTTCATCTAATATTTCTGCTTCTCTTATTTTGTATGCTGCATCAAAGCCTGCTTCGTGGATATAACTTTCGTTATTACCCCAAAGTCTTTTAAAATATGAATGGTAGGTTTTTTCGACATCTTCATCGGACCAACTTAGATCACAAAGGTGACCTTTGACTATCCAATTAAGTCTATTGGCTTCTTTTCTTACATACGGTGAACACATTGGACTCTCCCTGCTGTATTAGTATTTACAACAAGAGTAGAATGTTAGCGTAAACTTTGGTAGTTTTTAGCCGATTGTAAAGCCATAGCCTGTACCGCCCGCGACGGCCATTGCTACTTCGACTTCTAGCTTTTCCATTTCTTGCTGTGCTTCTGCTTTAAGTGTATCGCCATTTAGTGTTGATCCGCCTTGTGGACCAGCAATAGTAGCAAACTTTGAACGTGCTTCGCCTAACATATACTTACAACTAGCTAATGTATAATCTTTAATCCATTGTACTGCTAGGTAGTCACTTAGCAATTCACTGTCTGGACGATAGTTATAGCAGTAAAGCAATAGTTCTTCTTCTGCTCTAGGACGCTGTAGTAGTGTAAGTTTTTTACTTGTGTTATTCCATTTAAATTCTATAAATGATCCAAACATTCTGCCTACTAGTTCTTGGTGTTGTGCAAACATATCGTATGTTGCTAGTCCGCCTAGCTTTGATCCTGATAGCAAATATGTGTTTGTGTATGCAGCGTTAAACGGTTCAAACACACTACCACTTGAACCACTACCTGCACGTGAACCAATACTACTGCGATATAATTTTCGAACTTCCATTATTTCATTTGGTAATACATAATCGTTTTGATCTATAACAGTTGTTAAAAACATATAGCTTTCTTCAACTGCATGGTCACTTCGCATTCTATAACGTGTTAATGCTTTTGTTAAGCCAGTTTGATAATGTATAGGATCAAGTTCAACATCAACCATGCCTCCGCCGAGGAATGTGTTAACATAATCGTATACTTCTTGTTTCTGTGTCGCTAATGTCATTATGAAGTTCTCCATTAGTATTTATCGTTCACGATAAATATGTATAACAATAGGAGAATGATTATCCCTCGCTTATCACTATACAAACCGGAACGCGGTAATGATTATTATTTCTTGGACAAACAGATCCTAGAAATGTTTACTATCGGCGGTACCGACATCAACATCCATAAGTTTCTTGGGGCAGAGAATCCTGCTGAAGGTTCAGGTACTGCTGATCAGCCTACGTATGATGCTGTAAAAGAAACTAATATACAAGACTTGCTATTTTTAGAAAATAGAGACAGAAAGTACGACCCAGACGTATATACAATGCGTGGCATTTATAATATTCAAGACATTGACTTTGATTTGTCTCAGTTTGGATTATTCCTAAGTAATGATACATTAATGTTAACTATACATATGAATAGTTCAGTTAAAGCATTAGGTAGAAAGATTATGAGCGGCGATGTAGTTGAGTTGCCGCACTTAAAAGACGAATATGCCCTTAATGATT